ATGGACAACTTAGTAATTACGAAAGACCAACAAGTAGTAACAAGTAGTTTACAAATTGCCGAAACATTTAATAAAAACCATCGTGATGTTTTAGCAGCAATTGATGATTTAAAAGAGGGGGTTGCGGAAAATTACGCAGACCTATTTTACGAAGATAACTATATTCATCCGCAAAACAAACAGTCTTATCGCCAAGTAATTATGAACCGTGACGGATTCACACTACTAGCAATGGGATTCACAGGTCAAAAAGCTTTGCAATTTAAATTGAAATACATTGAAGCTTTTAATCAAATGGAAAGAAAAATTACAGCAAACGAAAAAACTTGCTGATTTATGGTACCAGCAACAAAAAAATAAAATATACATTGCACAACAAAAAGAGCGCAGAGGTGTTGTATGACGACAAAAAAGCGCTAAGCCGGCAAGCATAAGTCGCATACAAAAATATACTAAGAAAATTATATCACAGAAACGAAGGTCTTGTGAATGAATCGTAGTAGAAGCGAATGCAGCTAGATCATTTTTAACAGAGCCGAAAAAGAACAGCTAAAAAAGAAGTGATTGAATGATTGGGAAAATCATAAAACATAAAGGGAATATGTTGGCCATCGAATTTGAGGATGAAATAAATTCAAATTTTCTCGAACTTCTGGCTAATAACGATGATAATTTAGCGAAAGTTGAATTCTTAGATAATCGACAGATGTCTCAAAAACAGAATGCACTTTCTCACGTTCTAATAGCCGATGTGGCACGTTGGAGCTATGACGAACCTAAATGGATTGAAAGTGTCTTGAAATACTACTACGAGGCTAAGAGTGGTGTTTATTTTGAACATAGTCGAGCTACCAAGAATGAAGCGACTGAGTGGATTGGTTTCTTGATTGAGTTCATTTTGAAAAACGATATACCATTGGAAAAAAGATACCAATACTTGCTTGAAAACAACAAATGGTTTTATTACTGCCTGAAATATCGTAAGTGCTGTATTTGCGGTAAGCATGCTGACGTTTGTCACATTGAGGTTGTTGGTATGGGTCGCAATCGTAAGAAAATCAGCCATGAAAATTTTACTTTTTATGCAGGTTGCCGTTTCCATCACCAAGAAGAACATCGTATTGGTACTAAGAACTTTTTGAATAAGTATCAAATAAAACCAGTCAAACTAAATATTGAGGAACGCAAGAAATTAAATATAGGAGGATAACTTATGCTATCATTCCAGCCATTGTCCGCTACGATAACCAATTAAATGGGAATGCAAAGCTATTATATGGAGAGCTGACAGCATTAGCAAATGAAAGAGGCTACTGTTGGGCAACAAATCAATACTTTGCCAGCCTATACAACGTTAGCAAACGGACGATCATATCATGGATGAAGCAATTAGAAAAACGAAAATATATAAAGATACAAGTCTTTTACAAACCAGATAGCAAAATTGTAGATCGTAGACATATCTATATATTGCCTTTTCCAACCGATACAGAATTCTACACCCCTAGTGAAGAAAATTTCATCACCTATGGAAAAAATCATCACGAGGGTGGTGAAGAAAATTTCACTACCCCTGGTGAAGAAAACTTCACAGAGAATAATACATTACTTAATAATACAGAGAATAATACAAAGAATAAAAAGAATAGTGTTGAGCCGAGCTCAACTATGCCTGAATTATTCGAAAAAGTTTGGCAAACTTATCCAAAGAAAACCAACAAGAAAAAAGCTAGAGAACAATTTTTAAAGAAGTTCAAGACGGAAGAAGATTTAGAGTCGTTTAAAAAAGGATATAAGGACTATCTTGCGTATATAAATAAAATCCCCAAGAAAGTTTAATATGATTATATCATGAGGTAAATGTATTTGAAAATACTATCTATTATTATACCACAAAAGGAGCGATTCCACTTGATTCAATTGCTAAAAGAAGTAGATTTTCGACAAACAAAAGCGAATGCCAGAAATGTGTTGAAGAATTTTAGACGTTTAGAGCGAATAGCTGGTCGCTCTTTGATAGATTTAAAATCACCAATTATTACAGATATGCCTAAAAGCCAAAGTCATGGGAACAAAGCAGAAGATGCGCTAGTACAATTAGCAGATGCAGAAGCAGAAAGAGACGCAATTTTATCTGGGCTTATGGCATTAAGCCTAACTAGCAGACAAATTTTGCACTATAGTTTCTGTGTGCAGGACCATTACTCTAATTACAAGATTGCTAGAGAAGTCGGCTATTCCGAAAGAAGTATTCAAAGAATGAAATCAGAAGCTTTGATTGAATTCGCAGAAGCTTACCGCAATGGAAAAATAATTGCCTATAAATAAAATTTTGGCGGTTTTTTGGCGGAAAGTTGGCGGTTTTTATACGAATTTGAATGCTAATATAGTAATATCGAAAGAAAAAACCACTAGGCTATGGGATCTAGTGGCTAATTTTAGGAGGTGGAATGATTGTTTCAAAGTGATTTAACATTGAGTCGATATAAAAGATTACGAACGAAATATTCTACGCAAATAAACGAAGAGCTATTTGATCCAAATGACTTTATAACAGAGATGAAGCCATTTTTTAATGACAGAGAGCGTAAATACAAAGCTTATACAAGTGAAGAAAATGAGATTGATAGCAGACCTAAACCAAACACAAAAATTATAAAAGTGAATAATAAACTTCACGCTGGCTTATACAACACCATTGTTGATCAAGCAGCTGATCATTTCACAGGTATCCCAGTTAAATGGGATTATGATGTTACAAAAACACCTAAAGAATTCGAGCGGCTTACAGAGCTAGTAAACGGTATGCGTTTCGCAATGTTGGATTCGGACACGGCACGATATCAAGGCGCTTGTGGTGTTGCTTTTCGTTTGTTAGAACCCGTTGAAACTGAGGGAGAGTGGCAATTGTGGGCATGCAATGTTGAGCCATGGAGAGCCGAAAAATATGAGAATGCAGATATTTTCATTCGAGAGAAATATGACACACACCAAAAGAAATTTTTCGAAGAAATGAAAGTTGTTACTAAGGAAAAAATCTTAACGTATAACAGATACGTGGAAACGAATTTAATGAATGCGGCTGAAACATTTAAATTGACAGCAGAAACTGATAACCCTTTAGAAACGTTCTACCTATCAGAATTTAAAAACAACACGAACCGTTATTGTGATTTTGAAGTAGCAGAGGAACTTTCTGATGCATTTGACAGAAGCCTGTCTGACCAACAAAACGAGGTAGAGCAATTTAAATTAGCGTATATGATGATTAGCGGGTCCCGTTTAGGTGAAGAAGAAGCACAGAGGATGATGGAGCAATTAGGTATTATTAACTTGCCAGATCCACAAGCTAAGGTTGGCTATGTAACGAAAGATATTAACAAAGATTTCAACGAGTATCATCTTAATCAGTTGAAAAAGCTTTACTACACAGTCACTAAGTCAATCGACTTCAACGATGAAGTATTTAAGTCTAATAGCTCTGGTGAAGCTCGCAAGTGGCAAATAATAGCACTAGAAGCCAAAACAAACACGAAAGAGCAGTACTTCAAAGAAAGGATTAAAAGAAGTATGGCGGACTTTTATAAAATTTAACGATAAATTAGAAGTAGATGTTTCTAAAATTGTGTTTACATTTAGTCGTAGTTTACCAACCGATATTGGATATCTTGCTGAGGCGTTACCTAAATTAGCACCTTATGTATCAAAACGTACTATCATTAATCAAATTCCATTCGTTAAAGATCCAGATTACGAGGCGGACATGATGAATTTAGAACAAGGGCAAAACTATCCAAGCGGGGAATACGGCAAGCTAGGCGGTGCGGATAATGACGAAGAAGAAAACAACGGCTAGTGAACGTTATTGGGAAAAACGCCGAGAATTAGAAGACAAAGCCCGTTTGAAACTAGAAAAGAAAACTCTTAGTGAGCTAGAATCTGTTTTTGAACGTGCTTTAGTTAAAATTCAACGACAGCTATTGTCACAAGCGGATTTACACGACATCACACAAAGCGAAATGCTAGAAGACTTTAGCAAACAAGACCAAGAAAAGTATCATAAATATATTGAGAAAAACTATGAAAAGTTGATGGAGTCTGACGAAGCTTATAAGCAATTCATAGATGAGTATTTCCCATCTTACGACTATGCAAAAGTCAATCGTCTATTGCAATTACGAGCAGACATTTTTTCTACTCTTGCAGGTGAAGCGATATCCAGTGATGTCAATGGTAAATTTAATAACGACTTAGAAAACATTACAAAACGAATCTACAATTCTAATTCTAATGCGTTAATACAATTATTAGGCGGTTCTGCTTCTGGTTTATCAAAAAAAGAGCTGGAAAACATTCTGAATTATCCATGGAGCGGCAAAACTTTTTCATCTCGCTTGTGGGGCAATATTTCAAGTTTAGAGCAACGTCTAAGTAATTCTATTATTAATTCTTTAGCAAGTGGCGAAGGTGTTTTAGAAGCTCTTAGAACGATGAAAAACGATGGTGTTATTAGCGGCATGTTTAAGTTAGAGCAGGGAAAGTTTAATAGATCGATTGAAAATCTTGTCAGAACGGAATATTCCCATTTTGCTGTAGAGGGGATTAGAGAATCATTTAGAGGAGCTAACGTTAAAGAATCAGAAAGTTGGTCTGCAGAAGATGAACGAGTTTGTACCATTTGTGGCGGATTTCATGGAAGAAACAGAATTTTTTGCTCATATGACTGAAACCGTTGTTAACAAAGAAGCTAAAAAAATGATGTACGAAGTCTTTCCAACAGCATCGAAAATATGGGAAAATATGTTAGATGACATCTTAAAGGCGGTGAAATAAATGTTCAGTTGCGAAGAGGGTGCATGGTCTATTATTGATGCTGCAATTAAAAAGTATGAACAACATTTTCATGATGAGTTTCCAATATATGAATATATCGATGTAACAAAGAGTGATGACTTCGATTTTTCTATTCAAGGTGCTAAAAAATTAGCGAAATTCATTGATGAGCATATTAAAGAAAATAAATTGGTCCACGTCCCGTCAGATTACCATAGCAGACTTTACTAAGCACTTAAAGGATAACTTTGAGTGCTATTTTTATACCCTAAATTGGAGGTGATATCATGAAAGGATTATTCGAAGCAGTATTAAATCTAGAAGTAACCAATGGTACAGAAAAAGCCTATAAAAAAGCTTTTGAACAAGAAAACGAACGATACTTAACCAAACACACTTTGAGAGATGGCAACGGTAATATCGTCAAAGATGAGCTTAAATCAGTTTGGGGTGGTAATTATTGTCACGTTGATATTTTGTATTCGTTACCAGGTAAAAAAAGTAAATTAACTATTTCGATTGTGTCTAGGACTCTGCAAAATGTAAAAGATGCTGTCACTGATTATCAAATGCTAGGCGCTGAACTGGTCCATAAGAATTGGGAGTGATTAGATGGATCCCTATGATTACTTAGATGCAGATTATGAAGAGCATTTACTAAGAGAAGAAAAGCAATTAAAGTCTGACGAAAGTTAGGCTTTTTATTTTGTCCGAAATGACACTAAACTAGCGCAATGCTGGGCTTGATTGAATGGCGGGGCGCAATAAATAATCTAAAGCAATGCGGGGCGTGCAAACGAATCGTGGGGCGAAAGGAGAAACAAAATGAAAACAAAAAAATTATTACCAATGAATTTGCAGATGTTTGCTGATGGTGGGGGAAATGAACCAGAGTTCACTATTGATGATTTTAAAGCATTTGTCGAATCGAATGAAGATGCACAGAAATTCATTCAATCATCAATCACAAGATGCATGCGATAAACAAGATTCATCTGCACAATTAGAAGGCGGAGAATACAAAGATGCAGATTCAGGGCGTAAATGGTTCAATAACTACACTGAAATTTTCCGTAAATCTACTTCTGTTTCAGGTACATTAGATGCTATCAATGTAAATGGCGTATTAATTGAACCGTCATTGCCAAGTGGAACAATGATTGCTTTAGATACAAACTATGTGGAGCTACGTCCGTTACGTGAATGGCGCGCAGAGGAATTAGCTAAAACAACTGATTCAAAACGTATTGGTTTAGTTGGTGAGTACACGATTGAATACAACGCTTCGAATTCAGGGGCAATCTTATTAAACGTTTAATTGGCTGTGATAGCGGGGTGTTTTTCTATTGAATGAAGCGGATATTTTGGCAATGACTTATCTTGACACTTGTGTCATTGAAAGAATGAACGATATTGAAAATTCTGAAACAGGTATTACGGAACAAGGTTATTCACCAATTCATGATGGGAAGTTATTTAATATCACTTACGAAGATCAAAAATTGTTTTTAATGCCTGATGTAGATTTTGAAAAAGGCGACAGAATAACGGTCATTCAAAGTACAGGTCAAAAGCATATTTTATTTGCAAAGAAACCCTTTAACTATCCAAGTCACATCGAAGTGACATTGACAGGAAGTGCAATCGATGAGTAAAAGTGATTTTAGAATGACCTCGAATGCTGACAAAGTTATTGCAAACTTGAAGAAAATGACACCAATTGCTGAAAAAGAAGGTATTGCGATGGTCAATGATTCGTTAGCGAAGATTTATCAGTTAATTGTACCTATTACGCCGATTAAAACAGGTGATTTAAGACGTGGATACAGAATCATTAAAGCTAGAAAAACATCAAGTGGTAGAATCGTTGGCGCCTTAATTAACAATGAAAAATATTTTAAATATGTAAACGATGGGCACAGAACTAAGAATGGTGGATTTGTAAAAGGGCGATTCATGTTGCAAAAGTCTTATAAATTAGCTCATGCAACTTATATTCCAAAACGGTTTAAACAAATGGCTATTGTCATCGCGAAGAAAGGATAGGGTATGTACGATAAAATTTTAAAAATGCTTACTAGCAAAATAAAACAGTTCTCAGATGCGCCTATCTATCTTGATGATGTGATGCAATCGTCAGAACCGTTTTATTTCGTTTTGAGCATAGAGGAAAGTATGACTGATAACGTTGGTCAAAACGTTCAGAACAAAGCATACAACGTTGATATCGCATTGGTTGATAGTAAGAAAAATAAACAATTAGTAACAAGCCTAACAGAAAACTGTGGGGCTTTTTTTAATGTTTTGAATTTAGATGAAAATGAACTATTTTCAGAAGATTATCAGACATTTAAAACAGATGGAATTCAACATGTTAATTTTAATGTTGCTTTTCCTCAATTAATCGAATGGAGTGAAGAATAGATGACAGTTAAAAAAAATGTAAGTGTCATTTCTGTGGAGAAACCAACCTGGTTCCCACTAACAGATGACACAGGTGCTTTCCCAATCTACGGAGAGCCAACAACAATCGGGACTGCAGTAAGTATTAAACCAGATGTTACAACAGAAACAACGCCTGACTATGGCGATAGTGTAGTTCAAGATCAGTACGTTGCATTTGGTGGTGCAGAAGTTACTTTGGAAACAAATGGATATCAAAATGAAGTTTTAGCTGAAATTACGGGTGGTGAAAAATTGAAAGGCGGTGTTTTACGATCCGCAGATGATATTGCACCAGATGGAGCATTTGCTTATCGCCGTCGTAAATCAAATGGTAAATATCGCTACACAATTTTTTATAAAGGCAAATTTGCATTGACTTCTGATGAATCATCAACTCTAGAAGGTAGTTCAGTATCTTACACTCATCCAGAGTGGACAGGTTCATTTGTTGATGTGCTGGTGTCGGATACATGTATTCAGTCGATGAAGACGATGATGGTGTTGACTTACCTATTTATATGGAGGAATTAAAAAATGGCAAGTAAATTACAATTAGAAGAAGCAACAAAATTAGGGTCTTGTTTCTAGCGGTTATGATGCGGTTTATTCTGATCAGAAAAAAAGTAACAGATCTCCTTTATCATCCTCATTTTAAATTTAGTCCACAGTACCGAGAAGCAGAATTAAAAATTGCGTTGCTTGAAAATGGGTGGACACTAAACGAAATTGAGAATACAGACTTGAACGAACTTATGAAGCTTTATGCGTTCAGAGATGCTGTTAAAGAATTTGAAGAACTTAAATTCCTTGATGAACACACAATGTTCTAAGAAGGGAGGGGGTACTTATTGAACAATGAAGACTTAGTCTTAAAAATGATACTAGATGAATCAGGATTCTCCCAAGGTCTAAATTCGGCAGTAAAAAAGTTGCAAGGTTTTGATGGAGAGGTTGACAGAACAGGACAAAAAGGCGGCCGCTCTCTTGGATCTATTTGGACGTCATTTGTTGGTAACTTTTTAGCCAGCGGAGCAACTAAAATCATCTCAAAAGGAATTGGGCTGATTACCAGTAATATTGATGGAGCTATCAATCGCGTAGATACGTTAAACAACGCAAACCGTGTATTTGAAAATATGGGCTTTTCAGCTAGTGAAACATCAAAGACAATGGATAGCTTAAAGAAGAGTATTCAAGGATTACCCACACCATTAGACAGCGCAATTAAAGGTGTTCAATTAATTGCTTCGTCTACAAATGACTTAGGAAAATCAGAACAGATTTTCGCAGCTTTAAATAATGGTATCCTCGGCTTTGGTGGGTCTGCAGAGATGGTAGACAATGCGATCATCCAGCTATCACAATCATTTTCAAATGGTAAAGTAGATGCGCAAACTTGGAACTCAATGATTAACAGTGGTTTGGGCCCAGCTCTAAACGCATTAGCGAAACAAATGGGGTTAACTGCTGGTCAGATGAAAGAAGGTCTCTCTGATGGTTCAATTTCAGTTGAAGAATTTCAAGACTCTCTAATTAAATTGAATAAAGAGGGCGGTGGAGGCCTTAAATCGTTAGAGCAGATTGCTAAAGACTCTACTGCAGGTATTAAAACCGGATTGGCTAACATGAAAACTGCGATTGTTCGTGGCGTGGCCAATGTTGTTACTAAAATTGACGAAGGCTTAAAAAGTGCGGGTTTTGGAAGTATAAGTGAAATCATTGCTGACAAAGGGGCAAAAATGGAAGCAGCTTTATCTAAATTTGCCGAGATGATTCCGCCAATGATAAAAACAGCCAAAACATTGTATGATACGTTAAAACCTTACGCGCCATTGCTTGCAGGTTTAGCTGGTAGCATAGGAACGTTGATGCTTGTGAATAAAGTGAATGCAGCATTTAAAGCTTGGAGGGAAGGTACAGAAGCACTTTCGATAGCTCAAGCAATTTTAAATAAGACAATGCTATCAAATCCTTTTGTCGCAATATTAACTGCTGTAGTAGGGTTAGTCACAGCGTTTATTTATCTATGGAAAACTAATGAAGGTTTTAGAGATGCTGTCAAAAACATTTGGAAAAATATACAGGAGGTCATTTCAAGCGCTGCTGATGTAGTAGTAAAAGCTTGGGATTCGACAATGGAATTTTTCAGCAACATGTGGGATGGCACAAAAGAAGCTTTTTCAAATGCTGGTACATGGATGAAAGAAGCACCTGGAAACGCAGCCGACTGGGTTAAAAATAAATGGAATGGTACTAAAGAATTCTTTAGTGGACTTTGGGATTCAACAAAAGAAGGTTCAAAAAACACATGGGAAAACATTAAGCAGGGTGCTGCTGATAGTGCTAAAAGTGTTGGAGAAAGTTTTAAAAACGGCTTTGATAATGCAAAAGATTGGTTTAAGGGTATTGGAAAATCAATATCAGATGTTTTCACAACAGCATTTGATTTTGTTTGGAAATATATCGGTCCATATGTAACAGGAATCAAAAATGCGTTTAAAATGGTTGTTAACGCTATGAAAGCGAACATTGAAAATGTCAAAATGATCGCTGAAAATGTCGTTACCATTCTAAAAAATGTTCTGTTAGCTCCAATACTTTTCATCACATCAATGATTACAGGTGGATGGGAAGAGGCAAAAGAGAACATGATTGCCGTTTGGGATAATATTGCTGAAGCAGCTCAAACAATATGGTTTGGTATTAAAAATATCTTTTATAATACGGTTACAGCTATTTCCTATTCAGTCACTTCTATTTTTAATGGATTGATGTTGACAATTAAAAAGATTTGGATTGATGTGAAGTTATTTTTCACTTTACTTTGGATTGACATCAAATATGGAGCAATCAATGTTTGGATTGAAATTAAATATTCTATCATCGAAACGTGGATAAATATTAAATTTGAAGCAATTAGAATATGGGAAAGTTTGAAAACTTGGTTCTTCGAAACAGTAGAAAACATTAAAAATGGTGTGATCGATGGCTGGAACAACCTAAAACAAGGAACCATTGATACATTTAATGCAACTGTTCAATGGTCAAAAGATACATGGTCCAATTTCAAACAGTGGATTGTTGATACGGCGGTTGGAATAAAAGATGGTGTTGTTCAAACCTGGTATAGAATTAGAAATGGCACAATAGAAACCTTCAACAACATGGTACAAGGTGCTAAAAACGCATGGAATAATCTCACAAGAAGTGTCAGTGATACAGTGTCGAATGTAAAACAAACTTTTGAAGACTTAAAACATGTTGATTTATTTGAAATTGGTAAAAACATCATTCAAGGATTGATTAATGGTATCGGATCTATGATTAACGCAGTGGGGGAAAAAATTCAAGAAGTAGCTGGTAATATCAAAGAAAAAATAAAAGGGGCTTTAGATATTCATTCTCCTTCGCGCTGGATGCGAGATATGATTGGTAAAAATATCGTGTTGGGTGTTGTGGATGGCATTGACCAAGAAAAAGGAACTTTGGATAAATCGGTTAAAAATATGGCTGATTTACCTACAGAATTACCGGATTTTTCTGCCACAGGTAGATATAATGCAAACGACTACCTTTGGTGGTGATACCTTTAACATTAATTTACAAGCAATGGGTGAATTAGATGATAAGCAATTAATGAGCATGGCTCAAAAATTAGTTAAATACATTCAAGTTGTCAAAAATAGAGATAGCGATGCAGTAGGAGGTGCTTTTGGTGGAATTTAAAAGAGGTCAGTTTTTTCTTAATGGAAAACATAGCTCTGAATTCAATGTGTTTATGAGAGAAAGACCTGAACGACTTTCTGCGGCACGTGTAGTAGAGCTGAGAGAACGAATGGGTAATGACTCAATAGCTGTTGATTTTGAGTATTATAAAAATGTAGATCGCACCATTACATGCTATGCGAAAGCAAGAAATTTACAAGAAGTATCTTTCTTAGAAGATGAAATCTCGTTCTGGCTCGATATGGGAAACTACTCAGACTTTATCGTCTATTTTGATGAACATTACATCTATCAAGCCATCGTAACAAGTCCACCAAAGTTTACAGGAACAAGAAAAACAGGGATTTTAATTCCTTTTGAGTTTACTGTAAGTATCCGACCTTTCAAAAAAATCGGATTGGACAATATTGGACAAGTAATCCTAAACAATTAATAAACACAGAAAAATATCCTTCAGAACCTACTATTCAGATTTTGGGTTCTGGGGATATTTCTTTTTTCATTAATAATCAGGAATACGCATTAAAAGCTATAGATGGAGATATCATTATTGATTCAGAAAAACAAGAAGCTTATCGAAAATCAGGTGGAGCATTTGAAATCTTGGATCATAAAACACTTTTCAAAGATTACCCAATTTTAAAAAGAGGAGAGAATAATTTTCGCTGGACTGGAAAAGTAACAGAGTTTAAGGTTCAGCCGAATTGGAGGCGAAAGGTTTGATTCCAGTTATTTTTAAACCTGGAGAAAAAGATTTTTCTACAAATGGATTAGGACGTCTTATTGATGCGACACGTTGCGAAATCACTGAAGAAGCTAACGGAAAATATGAACTAGAAATGGACTATCCAGCGATTAGCAGATTTAGTGATTATTTTGAAAATGGCTATCAGATTAAAGCAAAGCCAAATGACTTAGAAGAATACCACATTTTCGAGATCAAACAAACGTTTAAAGATACGTTTACCAATAGTATTGTCATTTATGCTCAATCTCGTACTTATAAACTAGGAAACAGACAAGTGCGGCTAGTAACAGTTGATAATCGTAATGGTGCAGAAGCTATGAGATTAATTGAACAGAACATGGACGAACCATGCGATATCAAACTTCATTCTGATATTAACACAGCTTCTAGTACGGTATTCGAAGCTAGAAACGTACTTAATTGTATTGCTGGTGAACAAGGTTCTTTGCTTCAATATTGGGGTGGAGAAATCAAACGAGAACCTTTTAAATTATCTTTGTTAAGACGTAGAGGACGAGATAACGTTGGAACTGTTCGTTATGGTAAAGATTTAAAAGGATTAACCATTAAATTTGATTGGCAATCAATTGTTACTAAAGTTTTACCATTTGCAGAGCTTCAAAGTGGTGCAGACGGAACTTCTCAACGGATTTATGGAGATGCGGTTAAGAGTGAATATATCAACAAATATCCAGATGTTTACGCTCAATACGTTCAGTTCACTGAAGATCAAGGAGTAAAAGATTTATCAAGCTTAAATAAAGTGGCAGGTAAATACTTTACTACATTATATCCAGGAAGTGATAAGCCTAAAGTTTCTATTGAACTAGAAATTGAGAAACTCACAGATTCAGAAGAAGCAAAAGAATTTGCGAAAATGAGAAACTATAATTTATTCGATACGTTCACTGTTTATCACAAGTTTTATGATATTGACATTCAAACGAAAGTTACAGGGATTGTCTATGATGCTTTAGCAGAAAAAACAATAAAGATTACTGCTGGAGATATCCAAGTTGCTTTTTATAAACAGCAAAGTCAAGATTTTCAAGAAGCAATTAAAACTTTAACAAAAAAAGACTACATGAGTAATTTTATTGATTACATTACCGATTTAATCAATGGCGTGAAAGGTGGTAGTATTCTTCAATATCCTAAAAATAGGCCGCATACGCTTTATTTTATGGATACAGATTTCCACAGATACCAGGTCATTTAATTACTGGTCTAACACAGTTCTTTGTTGGAAATAATTTTAACTTCTTTGGGCCAAAGGAAGGGCAAAGAAGTTATCCCTGGTCAAAATGGTGGTGGTGGTTCTGGAGCTGGTACAGGTGGTTATCCATCAGAAGTTACAAGCGATGCAGATAAATTTGCTTGGGACTTATGGAGTTACCTATTAGCTAACGGATACAGCAAAGCAGCTGCTGCAGGTATCCTCGGAAATGTACAAGGAGAAGTTGGTCCAAGTATGAACCCAGATACCGAACAAATAGGCGGTCCAGCTTACGGATGGGTTCAATGGGACGGTTCAGCATATCCATTGGTAGGCGCACCAACTTGGAATGGCCGAGAATATGTACAACGCTTAATCGCAGCTGCAGGTATCAAACAAGACTATAGGACGTCATTAGCCCAAGCTCAATTAATTAATTGGTGTATGTTCAATGGGCAATGGTTAGGACAAGTAAGTCCATTAACAGTTGATGAATTTAAAGTTGTCAGCTCGCCTAAAACAGCTGCTTATGCGTTTGAATTAAACTTTGAACGTCCAGCTGCAGCACATCCAGAAAGACAAACCTATGCACAAGTATGGTATGACAAATTCAAAGATTTGAAAGCTTCTACTGCAACAGGAAAAGCTGGCATAGAACATTTGGAGACCTTAATGGGCAAATGGCTTGGTAATGGGCAATGTTATGCCGTTCCAGCCGAATATTCTGGTTTTATGGGCGGCTGTGGTTTAGGTGCAGGAACAATTTATGGCTTTTCACATGTAATTGGTGATACATCATCTGCTGCAGATATTGGTGAAGCATATGATTGGAATGCGGTAGGTTGGCGAGTAATCCAAAATCCAACGTATCAAGATTTAGTAGTAGGAGCAATCGTCAATATTAGACGAGGTGGCCAATGGGGAACAGGTTGGACAGTAGACCCAACATATGGTCACACGGGCGTGATTTACGGCTTAAATAACGGACGTATCCAAACCATAGAACAGAACGCCGAGCAAGGGCAAATTGTCGCAAAATATGACCGATTATATTTTGCTAATTCTATTCAATCGATTGTTATTCCACCAAAATAACGAAAGGAGGATTTTTCAATGGTTAAATGGCAAGCAACGCTAAGTACAACTGAACCTTACAATTACATTGGGATTCAGAATGTACGACAAGGAAATCGAAACACAGAAGTCTTAGAAGCCATACTAGTTGAAAATGCTTTGCCACTTGATTTAACAGGTTGCGAAGTTTTTTTTGAATCGGTTATTGATAATAAATATCCGATTCAACGTTCAGCAAAAATTGTGAATGCCAAAAAAGGGATTATCCAGTATACCTTTGATGAATATTCTATGCAGTCATTGCACAGACAGGAAGCATATTTCAGTATTCATAAAGGCGACAACCTGATTGGTGCAACGCAAAACTTTTCCTATTTTGTGGTGAATGCAGCTTCTAAAACAGAAGGTGAAATGGGTTCCTATTGGCAATCAATAGAAGATTTAATTGCAGATATGACCGCTTTTATCAATGAAAACAAAGGCGATTTTACAGCTTGGATGAATGCTAGAAAAGAAGAGTTTGAAAAGTGGCGGAAGGCAAGAAACAGATTATCTAAATGGTTCGAATCAATCAAAGATATTTTAAAAACTGTTGATCCAGGCGGAACAATGCTAGCCGAATTAATGGATGCACGTGTAGACATTCAAGGAGTGCGCCATAATTCGATTTCTGAACGTTTATTGGCAGATATGGAATATTTGTATCAATTTGCTGCTAAAGGCGATCAAGGCGTTGATTTGTCTATTTGGAATGGGTATCAAGCAACATTTGGTTATGCACATGATAAATTCTCAATTTCACAAATTGGTGGGCAAAACAACTATGGGATTTATGATCAAGTTACTTATTCTAGTCAAGTAGCTAGTACGATTGCTCAAGGTAAACGAGCGCATACGTATGTATGGTGGCAAAACGTCCTTACCTACGAAAATGCAAAACAAGTATTAGATTACTTTTTACCTAAAGTTCAAACACCAAAGGGATCAATTGTCGCCTTAGATGCGGAAGACGGCGTTCAATCGACGGATGTAACGCTATGGGCGTTAGACTATATCAAAGAGGCTGGATATACACCGATGCTTTACGGATACAAAGGGTATCTTACTTCATCTTATGATTTATCACGAATTGCAAAGAAGTATCAATTATGGATGGCAGAATATCCAGATTATGAAGTGACACCTTATCCAAATTACAATTATTTTCCTTCATTTGAAAATATCGGTATTTTTCAGTTCACGTCAACCTACGTTGCAGGAGGGCTAGATGGTAACGTTGATTTAACAGGTATTACTGATAATGGTTATACAAAGAATAACCAACCAGCAACAAACACACCAGCTATTGAGGAAGGTAAAGAAGTAGAAAATACGCCAAGTTCCGATGTTAAAGTGGGCGACACTGTTAAAGTGAAATTTAGTGTTGATGCTTGGGCAACTGGCGAAGCTATTCCGCAATGGGTAAAAGGAAACAGTTATAAAGTACAAGAAGTAACTGAGAGCAGAGTATTGCTTGAAGGTATCTTGTCATGGATCAGCAAAGGCGATATTGAATTATTGCCAGATGCGGCAACTGTTCCTGATAAACAACCAGAAGCGACTCATGTGGTACAATACGGCGAAACATTATCAAGCATTGCTTATCAATACGGAACAAACTATCAAAGATTGGCTGCATTAAATGGATTGACAAATCCAAATCTTATTTACCCTGGCCAAATTTTGAAAGTAAATGGATCAGTAGTAAGCAACATTTACACAGTTCAATACGGTGATAATTTATCAAGTATTGCAGCTAAGCTTGGTACGACTTATCAAACCTTAGCTGCATTAAACGGATTAGCAAATCCTAACTTGATTTATTCTGGTCAAACATTGAGCTATTGA